TGCCATACTGCAAATAACAATTAGCAACTTCGAGTCCTTCCGGCGATATGGTTGTTACTTCTTTAGTCATGTTCTAATTATACTCAGATAGAGATAATTTGTCAAGGGTTAAATTTCTATGTGGTGGGCGGTGTAGGCCAGTTGACCTCAGCTACAAATTCTACATTTGGATTATTAGCAGGAATATCTCGTAGAGCTTGACGATAAGATAGCCACTCTGCTTTTTGAGTTTCTGTAAGTGGGGCATCTGGCATTTGAGTCCAATCAGACTGAGTAAGGTATGTATTTCTTAATTTACGAATCTCTGTCCAGAGAGATTCCGAGTTAATTTCCCAGATAACTTGTTCGACATTCCACTCATGATGCTTAGAAGGAGCATGAGGACGAACTCTCCACATATCTCTATTCCACCAATAGGTGTTCATATCAAAAGTTTGCCATAAATCTTCGGGCACTTCTCTATATAGCGCATTAGTATTAAAAGGACACGACTGTTCATCTACTAGTATATCATCTCTTGCAGGAGATACTACGCCTTCGACAAGACCTGTTATTTTATCTGTAATTGCAAATGTTTTCATTTATATCTCCACTATTAAAGTTGTAGGGTCCCCTAAAATTCCTACTTGTTCTATTGGGTCCTCTTCTGTGCCTCCTATTGCTGAAAAAGTTGCGGTTTCAGCTACAGTTTGAGAAATTGTTTTATTTGTATCATTATTAAATTGAGTAACCCAAGTTTTTACAAAACCAGGTGTGATTGCTCCTGCTGGACGAACTCTTTGATGCTTTTGCTGCTGCATAGCATACCAATCATACCCAGTGCTTCCTGGATCTGCAGTAGCACTTCCTGTCAGTACATTTTGAATTCTCATAGCTTTTGTGTCAAATCCATTAAAAATTATATTCTCAGGATCAATATCTCCAGAAGAATCATATACGACTAAGCCGTATTCTCCTGTTGATGGAGCATTTCCAATCGAAGTTGCAGGAACAAATACTGCCCAATCCCAGTCATACGCTCCATCTGCTGTGAGGCCCCAATTGCCAGAGGAAGCTTTATAAGCATAACACATAGGGTCTCCTGTTCGAGACTGAGGCCTTACAAAAAATAAAGCATTACTATCTGAGACTCCTGTTGATACTAATTTTGTCATCCAGTCCCCGCCAGACTGGGCTAAAGAAGTTGTAGTTCCAGTTGCTTTTATTTGGTATGTATTTTTAGTTGTAGTATCGGTATTAATTTGGGTATACCCGCCCGCACTTAAAACTTTTAATCCATATCCCATAACTTAGTTCCTAAACACTAAACACTAAAACATTAAATGTTAAATTTGTGCTTGCCGTTACCCCAAGCATATTAATTCGTACTTGCTTACCGTTGTTTTCTAAAGTTGCGTAAACTCGGTCGTCCTCATTGTTGGGATTTAAGTTATTTTCAATTATTACTACATTTCCTCCGATTGATTGAGTCGTCGAGACTCCCGTAGATGCTCCGCTGGCCACACTTACTGTAGTAGCATAGCAAAAATCTCCTACTCTATCAGAATTTGTAATTATAACATTACCAGAAGAATCTCTTATTTCTAATCCATAATCACCAGTTCCACCCCCGCCTCCGGCACTTCCTCCTGGGCTGCTCTCAGTAGTAAAAGAAAATGTATCTGAAAAAATTGTAACGCTGTCCTGAGTAAGAGTTAAAGTTGATTGTGTTGTATTACTATAATTAGAGGGTGTCTCTGCTACAATTTGTAAAGTGTCTGCATCTACCACTGTAATAGAAGTTCCTGACGCAGTGCTATTTGCAAAAGTTTGTCCATTTTTACTAAGTCGAACTGTACCGCCTCCAGAATTTTTAGTTAGCAAGGCCGTTATATTTCCTACGGCTCCGGAAAGTGTTATTACTGCACTAGAAGTTGTTGCTTCTACGGAAACAGGGTTACTTAAAGTTCCCAAATCCATTGCAGCAAGACGGCCAAGAGTAAAACTTGTGCCGGTACCTGATGTATTTTGATAAGTATCGCCTGTACCGTCTTGTCGATACTGAATATTATAACTTCGAGTATTTCCTGCAGTTGGCAGTTCTCCCGGATTAGTTGCTGTAAGTGTTCCGTTACCTACTCTAGTATCATATACTGCACCTTGACTATAGAGTTGATACTGAGTTGAAGAGTTTCCGTCTGTTATAGTTAAAACTAAATCTGTAGAGTGATTATTTGCTAAAGTTTGACGAACTCCCGTTACTGTAATAGTATCATCTGCCAAGTCAAAACGACGTGCAAAAAATTCTGATTCTGATGCTGCATTATTAGGGTATTGTTTTGTGCCGCTTCCTCCATTAGTAACAAGCTGTCGTCTCCAAACTTCATAGTCAACCCTATTCCCAACGGCAGGAAGTTCAGAAGTAATTAAGTTAATGGTATCTGAAGTATCTCCAATTGGTAAAAATTGATTTCCAACCTCATCTCCTACTGTTAATACAGGGGATCCTGCTGTTGAACCACTAGTAATATCTATTCCATACTGACTTTGAAATGTTGTGTTTGTAAAGAAAAAAGAGGAACTTGGCGAATCGTCATTTACATCAATAACATCTGCAGTTGGATTACTAAGGCCTTCTAGAGTAACTACTTCAGTAGCGGTATCCCCGTTAAATAAACGAATTTCATTATTACCATCTCCTACATATCCTGCAAAGCTAGAATTATTATTGTTATTAAGATATACGCTTAAGTTCGCTCCTCCTGGATCAAGTAAGTTAGTATTTGAGGTAATACTAACGTTTCCATAGCTTGGAGTTGTTGTAGCTCCAGTTACTGCGCTTATTCTTCGTACCCCCATATAAACCGTTTGAGACGTTCTACTATACGATGCATCCATAGAATAGTAGTATCCATCTTTATTAAGACCTCCTGTATCTCTTGTAATCCAGCTTGAGGGAGTTGAGCTAGTTGTAGAAAAAGCTACTTGTAGATTTCCTGCATCTTGTGCAGCTCCAGTATCTGCAATTCTTATGTAAGGAACAACTTTACTATAATCTGCACTATTTATAGCGGTAGAGCTTAAAGTTATTGTTGGGGAAACTAAAGCTGCTTCTCTATCAATAAACCCTCTAACTAAAGTGCTACCATTTGTAGTTACAACACTCCATACAGAATCATCTTGTCCGTCCTCTACTTCTGGTACTTGAGTATATAAAAAATAATTAATACCGGTTCCTGTTACTATATCGGAATTTGTTATTGTTGCAGATAAAGAAGAGTTACCGGTTCCAAAACTATAATAAAGTACTTCACTAGCATTGTTGGGAACATATCCATTATTTATTCTGTATTTTTGATTAGTCTCTGTTCCAGTAACTCCTAACGAAGGATTTGTAGTTGTATTATTATTTGCTATTAACCACTCTTGAAAACCATCACTTACAACTCCTGTACCTGTTATAGTCATTTGGTTTGTAGTTGTATCCGGCTGCACATAGGCGGATCGAGTTATAGTAAATTCAGTTTGATTGCTCGCATTGTCTTGGCATTCATGTTCAGTGGTACCATCTCCTCCAAGACTTGTAGGAACAATACAAGTAATTCTATACCCACAAGTATTTCCTGCACCTCCTGAGGTTATTACTACACTATAGCTTGTTCCTTGCACTCTGATATTAATAGTAGCAGTAGAATCTAAACTTCCTGTAGTATAAGAAACATTTGTAAATAATAGATCTACATCAGGTGCGACGCCACTATCAACTACAACTGCCTGAATTTTACCAAAGGTTACTTGTGTGACCTTTAATATAAGATCATTTGTTACGTCAACACCACCAAATTGACTTCCTAAAATTTTAATTTTATCATTTACTGCAAAGTTCGCAGAAGTATTAGGTGTTTGAATTACTACAGAGCTGTAAGTATTATTGGATAAAGTTACTGTGAAGTTAGGAGGATTGGTACCACTACCTTGTATTACACTACCTGTTACTCCAGAAAAAGTATCAGTGTTGGAGGCTGTACCTGTTACACTTGCAGCAGTAATAACGCCCGAGCTGTTGACAGTATCTACAGTTACAACGGCATCTGTGCCGCCGTTTATATTTGAGCCAGAAACTGTTAATTGATCACCTACAGTATATCCTGGTGTAGGTAGCTGTGAAAGGGTACAACCCCCAGCAGTAGTTTCAGCGTTAGGTTCTGTTCCTGAAGCAACTTGACTGTATATAATTCCTTGGGTGGCTCCTCCTCTTGTAGTACCACTTATAATTCTTCCAATATAAGTAGCCCCAGAAATTACTCCTGACCCTGTTACTCTTACAGGTTCTACATCTCCTTGGTCATAAGCATCATATGCTTGAGCTCCAATTGTGGCGGAAGCTCCCGAAGGCTCGTCTATCAACACATTTGTAAAAGGCCCCACTCTGTAGTTTCGTGTTACGTTAAAAGTGGTAGCAGCAGAAGTATTACCATCTCCATCTGCAGACGCAGGACGTCTAACTTGAATCCTGACACTAGTGGCAGTGCCATAAGGAAGATTCGTAGAGTCTACTGTAGAGTTATTACATACTAAATTAAAGGTAGTGGAAGTAACAGTCGTAAAATTTTCAAAGAGTACTGCTGTATTTGAGGTTAGTACTGCTCGTACTTCGTCTCCTACTTGAACTCCTGTAAGAGTAGTAGTAAAAGATGTCGCGTCCCAATCAATAGTAGGGCTAGATGCTGTGAAAGTTGTGTCTGGCGGAGTATAATTCTGTCTAAATACTGTTATTTCATTGTTAGAACTTCCTGTTATTGTAGTTTGTGCCCAACTATTTGGCTCTCCCCCTTGGGAGGAGAGTCTCTGCCCCTGAACAAAGTAAGTCCATGTAGTATTTACTGGCGGCAATTCCGAACTACTTATTGACCAAGACCCACTTGATCCCGAAGCCGAATCAACTTCAAAACTAGGAGTATCATTTGATACTAATCTATATTCTGCTGAAGCTCCTCCATTTGTATAACTGAAAACGTAGCTTTCAGAGAAATAAGGGCCTATAGAGGCACTTTGTACCGCCATACTTATTTCATTATCGTTTAATGCTAAGTAGTTTACTGTATGTGATACACTAGGATAGGTCCCAAAAGTTACCGCATTTGTAGTAGTATTTCTGAATCGGGCATAATAAGTTACAGTAGTATTCCTAGTCTGAGAAAAATCTGCTTCTCTATTAGCATCCGCAGCAACTACATTACTAGAAAAAGAACTCGAAGTGCTAAACTCTAATATACAATCGGTAGGAGGATTAATTGCACAGGACACTGTGACAGTTTCTGTTTGAGAACTATTACCCGCATTAGAAACACTTATAGTTCCCGGGCTACTTACAATATGAGTTAAAGTAAATGTAGTTCCTGTATCTTGATAAGTAGTTGCTAGATTTCTTGGACGATATTGGACTTTGTAAGATACTTGGCTTCCTTCAATATTACACAGTTCATTTCCAGTAGCTTTGTATTCAATATCAATAGTTCCTGAAGTTCCTACTGCATTACCACAGCCTCTACCATTGATAACTGTTCCACTTGGAGATGAAGATGCTGAAGTTGTTATAACTCTGTAACGAGTATATGCTCCTCCATTTGTATAACTAAATGTTACGTTTCCATTTGGAGAATAGTATATAGGAAAGCCATTAATACTACTTCCATTATGAATAAGATCTTTAGTTATAGTGGGATCTAAGCTTTGCGTATTAACTGTTAAAACATAATAAGGTGATACGCTATTCGCGGATTTAAAAACATTCAGAGTAGTTTGAGAGCCAGAAGGGTAACTCCCATCACAATCAATGTCATAGGTATCATCGCTATCATTCTCGGTACTGTTAGAGACGTGGGTACCCCCAACATCTGTACTGTTAAAAAAACTATCCGCCTGCGAAAATGTCCAATTAGACGCTTGCCCTTCAACATCTAATCTAAGAGTATCTCCAAGCTCTAGAGTGGTGCCTAGAGTCTCAGGCGAGGCACCTGTGTTGTTATTAGCGGATGTAGGAACTATTTGTGTAACAATAGCCATTTATTATACCCTATAAGGCACTGCAGGAGATACTTCCACAGTAGGGAGCCCTACATCTTGTAGTAGGGAGTACATTAGGGCCATATCTTCGTCTTGTGGAGATAGTGCCTGTACTTCATCAAAAGTTGCATTTTTCCACCAATCTATCTCAAACCACATACAATCTAGCCCTATATGAGTAGCTGTATAAGTAAATAAATACTTAGTTACATTTATGTTTTTTATTTCTCTGTTGTTGCCAAAGCTTGCTATAGAAGTTCCAGTTAAACTCGCATCAGTAAAGTCTGAGTTTAAAAAATTACAAATATCAAGCCTAGCATTTGTAACTTCAGCTCCTGTAAAATTAGCATTTCTAAAACTACAATGGTTTGTAAATACTCCGTCAAAATTACAGCCAACAAACGAAGAGTTTTCAAACCCTAAATTTAAAAGGCTTTTATTTGAAAAGTCTAATCCGTCAAAATTCGCATAAGCTAAGTAAGCCCTTTCCCCTAATGGGTCATCTTGCAACCACAAAGTATGCTTTTCAATAATCTCATCTATTTCTAGCTGAGAAAATATATAATTTATATTACGTTGCGAAAAATTAGGATGGGCTATCATTTTTTTGCTCTTTATAGTATTTATACATACGCACTAAATATTCCACAGTCCTAGGACTATGTTCTGGATTAGGACAATTAGGATTCTTTTTTAAGAAATCCTCTACTTCAGTATCAAGATGGGCTGTTGGCATCTACTACTGCCTGAAGCGCAGAAATAGTTGCGGAGCTAAATCCTGAAGCAGCCAAAAAATCTGTCATATACTGAACAGTACTCCATTCTGAAGGATGCTTTGTTTCATCAAATCGAATAGTTACTGCAGGTTTTCCGTCTGTATTTTCACCATTTACATAATTTTGTAAATCAATCATTTTATTTTCCTTTTATCCCCATTGCAGGGCCATCGCAGATGCGATTCCAAAAAAGGTGACAGAGCGTTCTTTGCCCTGACCACCACCAAACTTATCATAACCAGTGTCGCCTTGATTGCTCCATCTTGGTTTTCCATTTACCATCCTTGGGTGTATATACTCAGTTGGTTCAAGAGGTGCCAAGCCCCTCAGCCACAGGCCCGTTTTCTTTGAGGCATCTTCTCCGTAATTATAGGGCTGGACGTATTGGGGTCTTGGCATAAACTTTAGTCGAGTATTTATACACCCGACAGGATTTTCTATTGCCATTTTCTTTACAGGGGCATTCCATAAAGTAGTAATAAACTCGAGCGCATCTTCAGTTTTCTGAGCTCTTCCTTCAATTTTGTTATTCCAATGCAAACCGCTTGAAGCAAGATAAGTACATGGAGGGTGCAAAATAGCAAGGTCCCACTCATTATTGTATAAAACTTCAACTACGTCTCCTTGGATATGAGGTCCTGGAGCTTCTGTTGGTAGAAGATCGCAGGAAATTGCATCATGTCCCATTGCGAGAAAGCAGTCGCGCACTGTACCACTAAATTCACACCCTATTAATACTTTCACTTGCTTTTGACTTCCATATTTGAGGAAAAATTCCGTGTATAAATAAAATAAATGCTATACTCCAAGCGTGTCGAAGGTGCTGCCAGTAAGTCATTTTTACTTCTTGTAGATGATTCATACTTCTCGTATTCGAATTACAGTTTCTTTTATTACGTCTTCTAAAGTTCCATCCTTTTTCTCAATTACAAAACGGGAGGAAGCTTCATTATTATACTCTTTCGGCATAGTTCCGATTACTCGTAACTCATGTCCTTTGGTCCAATGTTTATAAATTACTTCTATCATATGGAATTCTTATTTACACTTTTTTTAAGAAAATAAATTCTCTACAATTTCATTTTTGTATTATAAGGGTTTTCAGCAGATTTGTCAAGGCGTTTTTTTGCGAAGGGGGTTATAAATAGCTTATTGAATAAATAATTATAAGAGTACTGATTACTCTCATGAAGGTAAAAAGTTGATTATTCCGCTATTGGTCATTCAAAGGATTGTCCAGTATGAGCTGGATCTTTTCTTCTAAATCTTTACGAAGAGTACGCAGGTCACTATCAAGCCCTCGCATTCTATCGTTCAACTTTTGTTCCATTGCATATACATCGTCTCTAACTTCACGTTGAGTCTCTGCAGTTTTATCATCAACTTTTCTAGCAAGGTCTTGTACTTTGTCCATATCTTCAGAAAGACTATCTTCTGTATTATCTACTTTTATTTCTAAAGTCTCCATAATTGTTCGTAGTGTGGCCATCTCTTCACTTTGTACTGCAAGAGTCTGTTCTATGTGGGATAAGTCTGGACTTTCATAGCTTTCGATACGCTCTCTCATGCCCATATAGTCTCCCCAGAATTCAGCGGCCCCCCATACAACACCGGCTGCAGTTGAAAGAGCAGTTATGATTGCGAAAGCTTTTCCGCCAGTAAATTTTACTCCTCCGATTTCTATTTCAGTTGCCACTACTCATCTCCTACAAATTGCATTGCTCTTAGCTGCTGCAATTCTTGTTCAAGTCTTTGTACTTCTAATCTTTTCTTTCTTAATTCTAGTTGGTAAAGAGTATTACAATTTAGTCTTTCCTTTGGTGCTCCCAAAGGAATTGTAATCTTTCCATAGACGCCTACATCTTTTATAAACGAATCTGGATTATAATTAAAATAAGGATCTGTAGCCGAAGCAAAGTATGTAGGATCTTGTTGATTTAAAATTCCTACGACCCCGAACTCAACGTTTGTCGAAGACCCAATTGCTGCAGAGCACTCCAAATCTCCTGCTCTCACTCTATCAGATTGATATGACTGCGGGGTTTGAGGAATCGACAAATTTAGATTGGAGTTTTGTGCAAAAGCAGAAAAACTTATTAAACATAACAATATTAAGGGCGTACTTTTGAACATATTCGAGAACTCACTAAACTACTCGCTTTTGTACCTGCTGGAAATCGGGAACGAGAGCAAATGTATAAGGCTTTATCTAAGTCTTTTTGAGAAACATATACACGAATCTTTTGCTTTTCTAAATACTCTATCGCATAAAATGGTGAACTAGTGCGAAAAGAAACTGAGTTAAAATCTTTATCTCGTACTTCTACGGAATAATACGTTGCGTCCTCTCGCTTGTTGAATAATGTCATCTCCGTTACATACACTCCCGCTAGATGAGAAGGTCTAAACTCAAAATAGGTAGGAGTCCAGGAGTGAGCCGAAGCTGCACTCACTCCTAGAAACAGTAGGAGAAAAACAAAAGATTTCATTTTGCGATACAGTTCGCTTCTACTACTGCTGTGTATTGTCCTGCAGGGAATGGCTTGTTATAACCATATTCTGCTGTAGAATCCATTTCAAACCAAGTACTACCTGCAACAGTCAGGTCATACTCAGTAGTATCATTGTATTCTACTTTATTAGTGTCATAGTCAGACATGAGAGGATCTGTTACTTCTTTTACAAGTACATCACCTGTCCAGTTTACTACGTCGTTCAAAGCGGGTGCAGCACTAAACTGAGTTGGAGTAGTGATGACAGCTTTGTAGTAGTCTGCAATAATTACGTCAAATCGTACTGAAGGCTTTACACCTCCATCTATTGGCGAAGTGCTCAACTTGTCTGAAGAAGGGTTGCCGTACACACCAGAAATATCTGGAATTACAACACACTGACCTTCAACAGTTCCATTAATTGGTACGTTCTCTGCAGCAACAGATGCCGAAAAAACAGCGGCTGCTAAAAAGGTTTTCATTTTCATTTCGTATTTCTCCTATACTGTGACTTTACTAAGTCTAAGTGCATTTTATCTTGGGCAAACTGCAACCTTCGATTACTCTGTGCAATATTCACAGAATCTTTTAGCGGCTTTCCTGACGGCAGTACACCATCAGGAAGCGTTAAGTTGTATGTCGATGGAAGTGCAGAAACTGGTAGCGTTGCAGTTTCAAGGGTTATTACACTTGTAAGTCCGAGTCGAGCCTCTAAAAAGTCTTCATCGACTTCTTCTGCATTCTTTTCTACGCTCTCTCGCTCTTCCTCTTCGTCTTCCGCATTTCTCATTACTGCTTTTCGATCTAATTCATCTTGTACATACTCATCTTCAAGAGGATCTTCCGGCTCTGGTATTTCCGGTATCTCAGGTATATAACCTTCGCAAGATGGATCTGACTGAGGATTGAAGCAAGGGTCGTAACGGTATGAGTAAATTACCGTTGCATCCGAAACTGTACCTGAGCCTTCTACTTCTATAGAACCATCTCCGAATCGAGAACCTAAAAGCTCGGGCAAAGGAACGCTTTTAACAATTGTATTGCCAGGTAACCCCGTCCAGTCATCTACACTACGAAATATGTATTGCCCTTCGTTCAATGTATCTTCGTTCTGAACATACACAATCATGCTATCCTCTCGCTCTTTTTCCGTAGTATAGCGGTAAAATATATTGTTCACAGTTAATCCTGCCTGCTGTGGAAGCAAATTAGTCATTACCCAGTGATACCCCGACAATGCTGCGTTCGGGGTCGCTCCATTTACAATTTCAGAGGAGTAAGAGTAATGCGAGTAAAGCACCAATGCCGCCGGTAGCAGCACCTGTTTGAACGTCTTTATCATTTAATATACTTTCATCCTCTTCTATAGAAGAAGGCTCTTCGCCGGAATCGCTCGCCCAGCCTGCTTTCGCCGCATCTCCAATCATTCCATTATAAGGGCAAGGAGTTCCGGCGTGCATCATTGCGTCAAAGACGCGTTGGTCTTGGCACATCAGCGAAACTGCGGCTACTTTCATACCCATATCATAAAGTGTTTTTGCGTTTTTTAATCTTTCGCAATTTTCGTCTGTGAACTGCGTACCTGTCGAGATTCCAAGAATTTGTGTTTGAATCGCTCCTGCTACTCCAAAAGTACACAAGTCAGAGTTTGAAGTGTTGATAGTAGGAGAAATTGCTGAAGGAGGGGGAGATTTTAAAGTAGTCTCCGTTTTTCCGTTTGTAGTGATGGTGCTTTCAGTAATGCTCTCTGTTTGAATAACTTGACCGTGAGCCCTCTCACCTGCGTAAGACGCAAGAAAAATAATAACAACTCCAATTCCAAGAATTCGAATTAAACTTGAGTCAAGATTGTCCATGTTTATATAGTTGCGAAAGCTTCGTCTTAATTAAAAATTTTTTTGGGGATACCTCCATTTTCAATTTAAATTATACAGAGTTGGGGGTAAATTGTCAAGAAATTTTTTTGGAAGGAGCTTTCGTATTTTTACAATTTTCGTTGTTTTTGCTCTTGAAAAATTACCAAAGTTTTACGTGTGGGTGTGCGACAGCGAGCCAGGTGAGAATGAGTCTCATTACCGCCCCCATGCCTACCCCAGGTCCTGGCGGATTGCAAGCAATTTTTTTGTGATATATTACCATTTATTTTTGTTGCGCTATGGCCCGGCCTATGCGATAATGCTTGCATTGAATAGGGAGGCACTTGCCATGATTTTGAATTTGCTTTGGGTTTTGGGTTTGGTTTCTTTTTTCGCCATTGTCGGCGGCGTTGTTTTGGCTGACTACTTTGATGAAAATAATGCGGAATATAGGCGCACGAAACGCAAGCTAAAACACGATCGCAGGATGCGAAAACTTTACAGCGAAAATTTGTGAAAAATTACCGCTTGACATTCTCGCGCTTTTGTGAGACAATCTTTTCATCGGTTGGGGGATGGGCCTCTAACCAAAACGCTAGGAGAGACACTATGTCTAACTACACTGACAAGGAAGCGAAGGTTATTGCTTCCGCTTCGCCTCTGACCTTTGAAAAGGCTCAGGAAATCGCCGATCAGCTCGGCAAAACCCAGCGGTCGGTTATCGCTAAGGCTAAGAGCATGGGGTTGGCTTACATCCCCAAAGCCAAGCCAGCCAAGCGGCCCGCTGGCGAGACCAAAGCGGATTTGGTCAACCGCATTGCGGTAGCTCTCGGCAGTGACTCTGCCGAACTGGTAGGCTTGGAAAAAGCTACCACCGCATCGCTCAACGCGATTCTGGCGCGGGTCATATGATCCCCGCCTACTGCGGTTACGCGGGTGCGGCCATAATGGCCGTATTCGCTTTTACCATGATGCCGGTACTCGCTGTAATCGGCCTCTCGTTACTGACGGTTCAATCTGTCGCACTCAAGGCGCATAACTTGACCGTCCTCAATTTGATTAGCATTGGAGGTTTTTTGTCCAACATGGTGTAAGGTTACGGCAGATGCTCTAATGTCGGGAGAGCAAAGACGTTGACCCCCAGGTGGGTGCGTATCACAATCTCGCTACGGGCGGGAGCTTTTTTTATGTGAATATTACCAAAAAATTCCGCTTGACCGCCGGGACTTGACATGGTACAATTTTTTGGCGCGACCGCGCCGCTCCGGCAGGCGGTGTCAAGCCCCCATGGGCCGCAAAAAAATGTGAATAATACCATTGACAAACGCCTGGTCTTGTGAGACGATTTTCCCATGGCTGGCCCAGGATTTTGTGAAATATTACCAAAAAAGATGCTGGACTTTGGGGTGATTCTTTGAGACAATACGCCTGTTCGCTGAATGGAGGATAACCAATGCGATTTATCTACGACCTAGACCACACTGTGATCGACTCAAGCCACCGGCAAGCTACCTTGCCAAACGGTGAGCTGGACTTGGCACATTGGATCGAAAACAACACCCGCGAAAAAATCATGCGGGACAAACTGCTCCCGCTCGCGGGACACTGGAAAACTCAACGCTCTCGCGGTTGCGAAATTGTGGTTTGCACTGCTCGCGTTATGGGCGAGCATGATCTGGATTTTCTGGATAAGCATGGCCTATATTGGGACGGTATGATTTGCCGCTCTCCAAAAGACGCTTCTGCGGATGCGGTTTTAAAGGAACGCGGATTGCGAACATACGCGCACGAACAGCGCGTATCTTGGGCGCGTTTTTGCCGATTCAGCATTATGCTGGACGATAACGAAAACGTAATTAAAAGCTTGACGGCTCGCGGTTTGCGGGTTTATAATTCACTAGAAATCAACGCGAGGGCGGTAGCATGATCCAGCAAAAAACATTTATGACAATCGACACCGAAACGGTTGGCTTGCAAGGCCATGTTTACGACATCGCCTATGCGATCCACAACAAACGCGGTGAGATTGTTTGCGAGCGCAATTGGTTGGTGCGCGAGAATTTCACCAACCCCAAGAAAATGATGGGCGCGTTTTACGCGGGTAAAATGTTTACCCACTATGCGACAATGCTCGAATCTGGCGCGGTCAAAATGGCCTCTTGGTTCGACATTATCGAAACGCTCCGCGCGGATGCTATCGCCCATGATGTCAACGTGATTGCGGCTTACAATGCCGGTTTTGATTTTCGCGTGATCGGACAAACTCACCAATCGCTCGGCGGCACTGGCAAGGTTTTTCCTTTCGCTTGTGACGTGCTCGATATTTGGCAATTCGCTTGTGAGACTAAACTCTCGCAGAAAGCCTACCGCAAAATTGCGCTCTCGCAAGGTTGGGTTTCACCGGCTGGCAACATCAAAACCGGTGCGGAATTTTGCTTCCGCTATGTTGGCGGCGACTGGGCTTTTGTTGAGGATCACACTGCGCTTTCTGACGTTCGCATTGAGGTTGAGATTTTGGCCGATTGTTTTCGCCAGAAAAAGCCTGTACCCTATAACGTGATAAACGGTGCGCCTTGGCGCATCGTAAACCAAAACGCTGGCGAGGATGCCGACATTCATGGGAGTAAGGTAGCATGAAAAAACTGCAAGCAAAACTCAACCGGCTCGCGGAAAATCTTTCCGCTCCGGTTGCGGTAATTCTCGAAGGGCGCGACACTGCCGGAAAATCCTCGACTATTCGGGAATTGACTCACTACCTACCGCCCGATCTTTACAGCGTTTGCCTCTCGCACAAACCTAGCAAGGCGGCAATGAAACGCTGGCTGGCTTACTGGGAAACCAAACTGCCACAGCAAAATCAAATTGTGTTTTTTGATCGCTCTTGGTATTCTCGCGCGATGGTTCAGCATCTCAACGGATGGTGCACTCCGAAGCAATATGAAAATTTTATGCGCGAGCACAAACAATGGGAAGCTAATCAGCCGGTGCGCTTGATTAAATTTTGGCTTTCGATTTCGGAAGATGAACAAAAACGCCGAATCGAATTGCGAAAAAATTCTCCGCTCACCTACTGGAAATTTTCAGAGAATGATGAAAACGCGCTTTCACACTATGACAGAATGAGCATACTAAAAGAACGCGTGATTGATTCCGATTGGCACACTATAGATTTTGAAAACAAAAAACGCGGAATCAAAAATCTGCTGGCTACCCTATGCGACCGGCTCGCCTAATGTTCCACGTGGAACACCCGCCAGGCCCCACCAAAAAATCCCTTGACATGGGGATTTTGGCGCGGGCGCGCCAGTAGTAGTTCGACGACGACTTATTTAGGTGTTACCTAGCTGTGCGGGTGTGCAAACAATTTGGTGCATTAGTCTTCGGGGAGCAAGTTGTTGATTTAATTGGTTTTTTGGCGCGGCGGCGCCAATTATAGTAGTAGTACGACGACGATGTCAAGTACTTTTTGCCCAAAAGGTGAAAAAAATTTGCGCGTGTAGTCTCCCATGACAGGCCCAGGCCCTGGCGGGGTAAAAAAGTTGCACAAGCCTGGCGGCGCCGATTATACAGTAGTAGGCCGACGATGTCAAGTACTTTTTGCAGTTTTGCCCAAAATAAATCTCTTGACGAGTCTGTGCGGGGTATGAGATAATTGTGGCAAACCTGGGCAACCCCGCGCAGACCCGAGTAAATTTACGAAAATTTTGGAAGATTTGGGCAAAAAAGTTCTTGACATTCTTAGGCCGAGGACGGCCCCCCGGAATTCGCTTGCGTTTCCTTATGACTTTCGAGAAAAAGTTCTTGACAACAGTAGCTTTACGGTATATAATATACGCAAGTTTTAGGAGAAGTATATGCGAATAAAAGTTAAACGCAAAGCAAAGGGCAATTGGCATCCTCAGTGGCAAGCAGATATTAAAGATGCGGCTATCTGGGCTGCTGCACAACTTGGCATTAGTAGTAAAGATGCTACAGTACAGTTTATTTTAAAGAATAACACAGAAGCCCAATACTCTGGAGTGGCTCTAACCATGGACCCATTCCGCAGATTTGTAGTAATTCTAAATGCTTGGGCGTTTCCGTCTAGCGACAAGATTCTGTCAACCATTTTTCACGAAATGACTCATGTAGCTCAGGAGTTTCATCAAGGCCTGGCTATAACTGACTGCTTGACAGAAGCCCATTATGATGGTATGATGTACTCTTTCGATGGGCCAGATGGTTTCGCTGATGCCTATTATGATTTGCCGTGGGAAGTAGACGCACGAAAAAGCGAAAAAAAGTTGCTGGAAAGATGGAAAAAATCCTTGACTTTTTAATCAAAACCCTGCATAATATACATTCTGAAGTGGTAAAGACCAATTTATTTTTAAGGAGATTTTTATGACTAACCTCACCGCCAACTCTTCTGCGAACTACTCAGAAGAAATGATCGCCACTATGGTTTCACAGTACGAGTCAAACCCTACTCGTGACACTGTAGACGCACTTGCTGACGAATTCGGTAAGACTGCTCGTTCTGTTATTGCTAAGCTGTCTGCTCTTGGTATCTACCAGAAGCCTGCTCCTGCTAACAAGCGTGGCGAGCCTATCGTCAAGAAGGAAGTTTTTGTTGCTCAAATCCAAGATGCTCTTGGTGTAGAGGTTCCTTCTGCTGAGAAGATGACCAAAGCTGACCTTCAGGTTCTGGTTGCCGCACTTTCAGTACGATAATACAAGGGGCTTCGGCCCCTTTTTTCTTATTTAATTTTTAAGTCCTTTAGTACTAAAAATGCGGAGATTAGAGGTGTTATTCTCCGCAAAAAATGCGGAGATTAGAGGGGGGTTTAAAAAGTAGTATTTTTAAGGGCTTTGTTGCCCTTTTTTCTTGACTTTTGTAGCTTTTTTTAGTATAATAGGCACTATGGAAATTAAGGAGGCAAGTATGGCAAAGAAAATGATTGGAACCGTTCGTAAAGCCCGGGGTGCATCTGCACAAGGTAAGAAAACTGTGTCTCATGGCACTCATCGTGCAAAGCGTAAGCCTAATTCACCACGAGTACGATAATGTACATTTCTAGTAGAAAAGACGAACTTTTTCGAGAGCTACCTTGGAGTGCTAAACTTATTCTTTGGGAAGTAGAAGAAAGGGGAGGCACTTGGGGTGCGTGGTATTACGAAGAATTCGAGGTCGCAATTTGTGAAAGTTACGACGGCAATAGAGTAGAGTATTATGAACTAGACATTTGTATGACGGATAAAGACGTCACTGAAATTAAAAGAGCAGTGTCTACTCGAATGCGTGAGGACAGTGAATGTTGGCATACTCATGATTGTTGTGGTTGTTTGTTCTTTAGTAGGCTTGAATTGATAAGAGCTAACAAAAATCGTTGGATAGTTAAAGAATCCTGGGGTAGAAACATATGATGGAACTACTTGCTGGTTGGGGAATATTTACTCTTTTTACAGTATGTGTTCTATCCCTTGTTGTGGCTACTTTAGATAGAGGAGATGAGTAATAATGTTAAGCTATATTGAAATGATAGAAATTGCAGATCGCTTTTGGGACGGTCGCGTATTTAATATAGTAGGTATTCGAAAGGAACTAATGTATAACTGGGGCTTTGATGATGTTAAAGTACAGCGTATAATTTGGGACATGAAAGATGTGGGAGTACTGTACTAATGCAAATAATTAAGGAAGAACCAGGGGTAGTTGCAGATCGAATTAACTTTCTTTTGCGTGATGCAGTTGATAACCCCGCTCCAGCTTTGAGAGTCAACTCAGACGGTTTAGTACTAGAGTACAATATGAAAGTATCAAGTAGTAAACAGGGAAAGTTTTTTGAGAAAGTTGCAGAGTTTACAAAAAATAATTCTTGACTTTTACAGGTCTAATCAAGTATAATATCTGTATTGAATGAGGGAAGCCACGGTCGGAGAATCTTCGATAAGGCAGTAAAGATCCCAGTAAATCAGGCCCGTCTGGAGCCTTCATTCTTATTTGCGCGACGAGCTGTCAGCGCGTTTCTCCAGTAGCTACGGAGACCTCCCTTGACGTAAAGAGGTAAAACTTACGTCACTATTCTCGATAGCTTCGAGACATGGTAAGGCTCCTGTAATAAACCATGTAATCACAACTGAGAGCGAGTGCTAATGTGGGATGGCAAAGCACTTAAAAAAGTACCATCTTAGTAGTTGTGCCACTGAAAAGCACTTCCCTAGCTGAGGGACCAATATCAGTTTCCTCCTACGCCGAGAGGTAAGTCGGTGTCCAATGCGATTTGGATAGTTCGCCCCAGTATTGTTGAACAGCAATTCTTAACTGGGACAGCAAAAAAGAAAAGGCGGCCAGAGAGAGTACATAGTTGCAACGCTGCTCTGGGGTAGCACAGAGGAAGGAGTCTACCATTTTAACTATAGGAGAAAATCCTTTTTATTAGCAGTCTTTAATTGCAATGAGGCGTCGAAACCCTCGACTGTGAACAGAAGGTACTAAGGGCTGGTATCCTAAACTACTAAATCCCCGTTGAGGCCCATCCTCTTCGGGGATTTTTTTATGCATATTTAAAATTAATTCTTGACTTTTAGTACACTTTTGTAGTATAATACGTCTATCTAAAAAATTTTAGATTAAATTTTATAAAGTTCTGGAGAAACTTATGTCAAAAATATTAGACTTTCCAACCAACCGTATTGCTTCTCGTAAGTTAAAAAACGAGATGCAGTCACTAAGAGATACACTGCGAGACTGTTATAACAAAATCGAAGAGGCCGGTGAAGCCTTAGAAGAAATGGAGAATGTTGTAGAAAACCTGGAAGATGAGTATAACCAAAAACTACTTGCATTGGCTGAACAAGTTGGAGTAGAAAATCTAACTCTCGAAGAACTGGAGTGGGCCTCAAATATTAAACTCGCAGCGGGGTCAGAGAAAATGCAAATCTGGTTTGAAAATGAAGAAGGAGATGAATTTGTCTTTGAACTTGAAGAAGATCCTAAAAAAGAGGATTGAAGAAAACCAAGCTATTATAGAGAAAACCAACAAAGATTTAGAGGAGTGGCAGGAAGAATACTATGTCCAACTATACGGAAGAACAAACAAAGTACATGATCGAAGTGTACAGCAAAAACCCGGAGCGGGGTACGGTAGAACTACTAGCCCAGGAGCTAGATAAGAGTACCAAATCAATAATTGGAAAGCTATCACGCGAAGGCGTGTATCGGAGAGAAAGCTATGTTACGAAGACTGGGGAGAAACCTATTACGAAAGTGGAACTCGTTGCAAGTATTGCGGATTCGCTGGGAGTCTCGGTGGATTCTCTGGAGGGTCTCGAAAAAACTCCAAAAGGCGTACTTAAACTACTCTCAAGAGAACTGGGCTGAAGAAAAGTCTAACGAAAACCTAGAAAAATACTTCAAAATTCTAGAAAAATCATTCGCCGAAGGCAAAAAATTAGGTTAAAGTAACGAATTAGTAGTTTTTTGATTTATCGCGGTTGGGCAAAATTAAGACGAATTTTGAGTAATTCAGTTTGAGTAGTTGTGACCCCATTTATTATTATTTGGTTATCGGGGTCATTGGGATTCGGTCAGAGTTTTTACATGACTTCATTGCGAAGTAGAGGTTGGATTTTTGCAAGACACTCTGCAACAACAAGCTAATCTAGTGGGTACGCACTCTCTCTCGCTTACGCTTCGAGAGTGCTTAGCGCACAAATAGCTTTATGCACAGCGCCTTGCATTGGGTATGTAAAAATCGAGACTGACCTTATTGTCTATCAATTAAGTATTTATTTTACCACACTTTTTACCATAAGTAAAGTACTATTTTTCCCAGGTATCGTCAAAAGGAGTTTCAATGAATTCTATACAATTCTTATTATTTCTCGTAGTTCTGTTTTTGTTCTGGCAATTTATTAGTACACTGTATATGACGCATCCACTGGCTACAGTCTTGCTGCTAATTGTAGCGGGGTTGTACGCACTCGTAGAACAAAAATAATTCTTGACATTTTTGTTCTCTGCGTGTATAATATGTGTATAAATTTTTGGAGAAGATTATGCTATATGTAAGTGGTGCGTATGGACGTAGATACTTTGGCCCAAAAGATGCAAAAGCAGATTGGGATGACGGTAAAGATTTTCTTATGTACGAAGGCGGGTATATAAACAAATCAGACTGGCAGAAATACGCTCGCCTTGATTTAGTATACTTTCAATCTGTCAGTCCTTCTGGAGACATCTTTTCTTGTTGGTTAGAAAAAGATGCCCCACTATAAAAAGTACATCGAAAATAAATGGTTTATAGTTCCTCATTGTAGAAACTATCAATGGTATTGGGGGTACCGAAAAGTAAGAATGGAAAAACTTCCACATTGGGAGAAGCAAAAACTTATAGAGAGAAATGCAAATGTTGAAAAGACAAACAATACCTGAAGTACTATTTCACACTCGAGTTCATAGTATGGTGGACGGAAAGTACCACTGGAAAGATGTAAGTACTTGGGATATTTTCGCAGGTAGAAAAATTCTTTTGTTCTCCCTGCCGGGCGCTTTCACGCCAACTTGCTCTACCTATCAACTGCCTGACTTTGAAAAAATGGCCCCAGAGTTCTATGCAAAAGGCATTCACGCGATTTACTGTATCTCAGTAAACGATACATTCGTAATGAATGCATGGGCAATGGCAAACGATTTAAAAGAAGTAAAAGTAATTCCTGACGGGTCGGGTATCTTTACTCACAAGATGGGAATGCTAGTATCAAAAGACAATCTTGGATTTGGACAAAGGTCCTGGCGGTATGCCGCATTAGTAAAAAACAAGGAGATTTTACATTCTTGGGTAGAACCTGGAATGGAGCCAAACGCAAAAGATGATCCTTATGGAGAAACCTCACCTCAAAATATATTAGGAGATTTAGATGAGTTACAGTTTTAATAAAAGTCCGGACTACAACAGTTCTGATAAAATCAATGTAGATATTCGAATTGAAGAAGATGACGTAAGTATAGAAACTATGTTTACTCAATTTAATATGTTTCTTCTTGCTTCTGGGTACCCTCAAGCGGATATTGACAAGCATATCTGGAATCTTGCAGATAAGATAGAAGATGAAGTAACAATCAAAGTTCCGCCGAAGTATAGCTACTCTGACTTATAATGTATCATTTAGTGTATGATGATGACCAGATACATGGCATATATACTTGTGCTCATTACGCAGACTGTGCCTGTAGGTTTATCAAATCAAAAGATATTCCAAGTCCAAATCTTACCATTCGACAGTTGCATATGAATGAGGTAGATGGAGTAGATGTGGAGATAATATCAAAACTTCTAATGCTTAAACCAAGAGCCGAATGAGGCTCTTTTTTTATGATATGAAAAGCAAAAATATTTCTTGACAAAATTGTTACAAAAATGTTACAATTTTATTACAAAATGGTATTTTCCATTTTGAACTTTTAGTAAATTTGTCGTGATGACAACAGATTCGTCGGGATGACGATAGGAGAAAACGTATGAAATATATGATTGCAGCACTATGTTTAGTGTTTGTGGGGGCAGCATACGCAGACGAACAATCAGTAGTTGTTCGAGATAAAAACAATAATTATTATCTAGTAACGTATGATTGTGATAAAGTAGCAAAAAGTGCCAGGGTTAGGAACGTATCAGTAGGAGAACCTATTCTTATTCTAGACAAGCACTACCGAAAAAGGCAGTGCACTATCACAGATGTAAAAACTTTCGCATAACAAAAAGGGGCTTATCGCCCCTTTATCAGTTTTAGTAAAAGTGTTCCGGATTTAGTATGATAGGTATAAGATTCGGTGGACTATAGCCCGGGCCTTTCATTACTTTTCCATCTTCTCGATGTATAGGCTTACCATCCTGTCCCAGTTTGCTCATGTTACTACGATGAACCTCTGTATAACAAGTATCAAGATCAATCCCAAATGCATGACCGGCTCCGTAAGTAACGTACAGAATGTCTGTAAGTGCATCTGCGATCTCGACCAAGTTCTCTTTATTAAGTGCATCCAGTAACTCCTCCAACTCCTCGCGTATAAGTTCGTACCGCAGGTTTCTTGTTTTCTCTTCTGGTAATGTAGCTCGTGTATGTACATCTTGACCAAATGCCCTCATGAAATCTCTAGCTTTTTCGAAGTTTGTTGCCATTTACTCTCTTTCTCTCCCTAACTAATGCAGCACGCTTTGCTTTTGCTTTTGTTTCTGAAGGTTTTTCATAGTATCTACGTTCTTTATACTCAAAAACTCTTTCTGAGTACAAACGCTTGAAAACTCGCAGTGCTGCTTCAACATTATTATTTCTTACTCTAACTGTCATTTAATACCGCTTTTTTACGTTCAGCAGGAGGCAGTCCCCAGACTGTTCTTGCTTCCGCCTTGTGTCCTGCCTTGTCTACAACAAGCATTACACGCTTTCCTTTTATCCAAGCATCTACTTGGTTAAGTAGACGTTTCATGCCTTTACTAGTACGTGCTTTAGTATGCTTACGTTCGCCTTTGCTAGTGTAACCACCTTTACCCATACGCTTCTTCTTGCTCATAGTGCTCCCCTCTTTATAAAAGCATCATATTTAATATCTAAAAATTTTCCATAATCTGTAGTAATGTAGTGAGTGCTATTTCTCCACATTTCTACAAGTTCTGTATCAAAAAGAGTTAAAAACTCATCAAAGCTCATTCAGTAATTCCTAAAAAGAGGCAAGTAATTAAAAATATTGCGCTGATAACAAATGCTGTATCAATTATTAGTTCCATGTTTAAAATACCAACCTCTCTTTTTAAGGTAATAAACTTGTGATGTTATTGACTGTAGTGTTCGCTGTGGTAGTAGCTCCAGGAGCTTTTCTTTATCGACTGTATAGTAATTGTCTCTTAGTAAGATACGTTCTTGCACTGACCACGGTTTTTTAACATACTTTTTCATAGTTCTTATTATACGAGAAAATGACCTGGAAGTCAAGAGATATTTTTTACCTCGCTTCCAAAAAGTTCTTGACATTTTTGGTATCTTTTGATATAATATTCGCTATGAGATAGTTCCATTCCGAACTAAGTTACGGAGAAAAAATTGGCTACAACGGCTGAAATTGCAGTATTTGTGTTTTGCCTTATAGGGTGTGGCTACCATTGCTGGGCCCTAGGTAAACGTGAAGGAATAGAAGGAACTGTTCAGTACTTAATTGATACTGGTGTGCTCACAGTAGAGGACGAAGTAGAAAGTTAGTATAAAAACCTTTTGATTCGATGAAGTAACGAATTGACGGATGGACACGGGTTTGACTCCCGTCGCCTCCACCATAAGCGGTCTCGCAATCTTACATGGGTCTAGTGTTGGGTTGTACTTGGAGATAGACTCCCAAGTTTTAGAGTCTGCTTTTGATGGGGGCGTTTTGAATTCGACAGACGGACAAGGACATTATGGAGAATCGGTGCGGAAGCTACCTTAACGCAACAACCTTAATAAATGCCAACGACGACATTTATACTACTGCTATCGCTGCTTAATAGTTGACGAAAAGCGGGGTTCGGGGAGCCTGGCAACAGAATTCCCCATGTCTTTAGGAACCCCTATGAAACTATTAGCATTAGCTAGTTTACTTCTTACCCTTTCCTTTACTACAAGTGCTCAAGAAGCAGGAATGATCGAATTTGATGTTCCTCCAGGGCCTCTTGCGGGCAAAGCACACTGGTACGCTCTTCGGACAATGAAAGGGATAGAATATTGGGACAAACCAGCAGTTTTAAGTGATATTACAGAAAATGAGGATGGTACTTACTCTGTTTCAGGAGAACCTCCTATAAGTATTGCTTTAGTATTACACCCTCTTTGGGGAGACAGCAAAGACCCTTGGAGAGTAGCCCTAGATTGGATTCGACAAGCCGAACAACTATTCCGAAATAGTGGAGTACCTCTTCGATTTGTAGTAGAACATATAGAAACGAACGAAGATTTCCCAGATAGTAAAAGAAGTGCACATGATTGGCTAGAAGGAGAAAGAACCCGCTTAGTTAACACTCATGGTGTAGATATGGTTGTAGGACTTGCATATCATTTTTTTGGAGATCCTCTCTGCGGGGTCGCAACAATGGGAAGATACGATATTTATTACCCAGGAATTGTTTCTGTTTCAGGATGCGATGTAAAAACATTAGCTCATGAGATGGGACATAATTTCGGATTAAATCACGATTTTAAAACTGAAGAAAGAGGAAATACAGGATACTGTATTGTCGGAGAGTCGGGGTCAAGTGAAACTTGTTCTAAAGGAACAATTATGGCTTACTCTCAAACAAGAGTACCCTTTTTCTCTAGTACTGCACATACATATAAAAAAGACCTTTTAGGAATAGAAGGTAAAGATGCAGTAGCTTATTTAAATAAAGTAAAAACAGGAAGAGCTTTGTCTTATGAACTAAGAGCAGAGTATGATTCCTACTTAATACAACCAGACGAAATAGTCTCTTGTGAAGCTGTAATTACAGACTAGTCGTGAGACTATAACTCGTCGAGATGACGATAGGAGATACAATGAAAAATCAAAAATCACAGTTATTTCGCCCACTTAATACTATTGGAATCTATTTTCTAACAGTATGGGTTGGAGCGGGGATGTATTTCTCGCTAGCAGGAATGTAAATGAATAGAGATGCCGTTTACCAACAATTGATGATTGATGAAGGAGTGGAGTATAAAATTTATCAAGACCACTTAGGCTACTTAACTTTTGGAATCGGACACCTAATACAGGACTGTGACATTGAATCAGGACAATCATTAGGAAGTCCTGTTAGTGAGGAACGAGTTCGAGAAGTTTTTGAAAAAGACCTTAACCTTGCCATTGCTGAGTGTAGTGCTTTATATGGACAAGGAACTTTTGATCGATTACCTGGAGAAGTCCAAGAAATCTTAGTTAACATGATGTTCAATATGGGACGCACTCGACTTTCTAAGTTTAAAAAATTCAATGCAGCAATTGCAGACAAGGACTGGGCAACGGCAGCTATAGAAGGCCGGGACAGTCTTTGGTATCGGCAAGTAACAAATCGCGCTGAAAGATTGATGGTACGACTAGAAAATATTGCTTGACATAACAAGTTGTTTGTAGTATAATATATGCTTCTGTTAGGAGTATACCATGAACCTTTTTTATCTTGATGAAAATTTAGACAAGTGTGCAGAAGCTCATGTCGATAAACACATTGTAAAAATGCCCTTGGAAGTTGCTCAGATATGTTGCACAACTATCTGGATTGACCTAATCCTGGGATTTGTTCCTCGTGCGCTTACGAAGGAAGAGACAGCTATTTTGAATGAAGCAAAAGCTCCAGAAAAGCCTCTCAAGCCGGAAGAGCGCACTATCACTCCTTACTTACCTATGATGTATAATCACCCATGTACTATATGGGCACGAAGTTCGCTCGATAATTACGAGTGGACTCATTGTTATGGAAACGCACTTGGAGAAGAATATCGTTATCGGTATGGAAAACAACACAAATCAGTTACAGTCATCAACCAACTACCGGAGCCTCTCAAAATGGAGAGACTTGGATTTACCACTTTCGGACTGGCAATGCCGGACGTGCTCAAAGACTATGATAATCCTATACAGTCTTATCGTGA